TCCGTGATTGGGTCTGAATGGGCAGGTAGGGCAACCGCTGCCGCAGCAACCAGGGACGCAATAATTTTTTTCATAATAGATTATCAAAATGGAAGAGCAGCACCGCCTGTAGAAGGAATAGCACCACCAGTAGCAGCAGGAAGTTCGGGCATGGCAGCATCTAACATTCCAGGAAGTGCCTCTGCAATTGCCTCTGTTGCTGCCTTAGTGACACGTTCTTTGACACTTTCAGCGATAGCGTCACGACGGAGATAAACGACTGTTCCTCCACCGATAATACCAGCAGTTCCTACAAATGATAGAACTGCTAATACATTAATTACCTTTTGCATAATATGCCTCATAGTATTTTACAATCCCAGCAGTATGCATATTTCCCTGGGACACCCAATCTTGAGCACACTCGTAAATGGATTGGTTGGAATATTTAGGAACATCTTCATCCATTTGTCCACCAAACTTAGAAAGTAAAACATTAAGTGCTTGTTGTCTGACTTTCATTTTGTGATCACTATATCGCCAGTCATCGATGGACATTTTCTGAACCCCCTTGGAAGTTTTCAGATCCGCCAATGGGATTAAGTTGAAGCGTGGTGGCAGAATTCTGAGTTGCCATCTCGTACATTACCTGATGAATGTCTTCTGACTCCGCAGTGGAATGAGTTTCTTGGTGCTCCTGTTGTTTGATAAAAGTCTCCTGTTCCATATAGTCCAGTTGCTTTTCGGAACGAATAGGTGCAGGACCAAACCAAGGATCTTCCTCAAGATATGCAGGAGCAGGAATACCTACATAAGGTTCCTCGTCCATTTCGGAACAGTCAACAACATTGTCGTCAATAGCACATTCAATATCATCATTAGACCAAGTTCCAGATGCCTCTGGAGAGTGGAAAACTTGACCAAGAGTTTCTTTAAGTTTTTTGATGATCATTTTTGCCAGAAGTGGTGATAGAAATTTCCTTTATTATGACACATAGGATCTTCGGATACAACCCGATATGGTAGTTGACTTTGACCTTTAAAGTCTGTCCTATCTCCGATGATACTATATGCTTGAAGCATCTTGCTAGTGTTCTTTAGACGAGCAACAACTCTTGGGTCTGCTACGGGTCTATGAAAATCAAACCCCTGATACTGACCAGGAGCATAGACTACATCAGCGATCGTGTTTGGAAAGTGAGGACTCCTCACACGATTTAGAACAGAGACTGCAACACAGAATTCATCCATGGTTCCCTTTGCAGCCTCAACCTGAACAGTCCTAGCAAGATGATCGTAATCAACGGCACTGAGTGCCAGAATAAGTGCGAGCATAAAAATAGGGAACAAGTGTTTGCTCCCGTATTATAGTGTATTCAGTTGTACATGTCAAGCATTTGGTGTGGTGGCGGGAATCATCATCCCACCACTCATGTCGTCGTCATCATCAACATTTCCATCGGTCAATAGGGCAGCAAAAACAAACCCTCCTATCATGGAAGCTGCTATGAGTAACATATCGTTCACCATACACCTGGGATAATTTGACCCGTGGTTGCGTATGAACCCATGGCGGCGATAACACCAACCATAGCTGCCCAACCGTTAATACGTTCTGCTCTTTCGTTCATTGTTTTTTTCCTCTAATGTTTTGTTTGTAATGATGACTCGTTTGCCATCGTGAGTAAATTGTAACTCATCGTCAGGATGCCACAGTAGCTCTTCATACAAATCATCGAGTTTCTGGACATCTCTCCAAAGTGCGTCTGGGTCTGGCATATCAAGTAGTTCTGTTGACTTCGTATATAGTAGAATCACCATAGGTCTTATGGTCTTTATATCCTACCATACGACCCTTAGTATTTTGAAGGGCTGGCATGAAGACAATAAAGAAAAATACTCCTGGTGCGCCGACAAAGACGACAGCAACAATTACATAATAAGTCAGGAGTTCAATCAAGTCAGGCATCAGTAAGTCTCAGAAAGTTGTTCTACAGAATATGCAAGAAGACAGAAGAAGGTTACCGTAGTAATAGTAAAAATAGTTTCAGTCATCAGAACCCGAAGATACCAAAGAAAAATACACTGCCACTAGTAGCATAAGAAATAATAGCAGCAATAAATCCAAGCATAGCAGTGCGTCCATTCAACTTCTCTGCTTTTTCAGCATAGGTCTCATATCCATAACGCTCAGCGTCAGTCTTAGAGACATACATTTGTGGTTCTTTGGCAAACAGATTTTGTTGTCCAAACTCGTTTGTTGTTACAGTCATGTTACTTCCTGTCATATTTCTTTACATAGTATATAGTAAAAAAGGACCCCTGTCAAGGGGTCCTGTGTAGTCATTTATACTTATTCGTCTAAGAACCTCTGACATTCATCAGGGTTCTTCTTACAAAATGCTCTGGCATATGAGTCGGCATCAACTTCCATAGTGTAGTGGGCGTGGTTATGTAGCACACCGACAATGATAAGGAAACCCACCAACAACACATTGAAGTGAGTGACGGGAGAGAGGAGAATCCTTTTCATAAAAAAAGAGGGGTCTTAATGACCCCCCAATATTAGCATGGATATCAGAAGTTGTACTTAACACCCAGTTTACCACCTACGCCGAAGTCATCTTCGTCTTCTGCAGTCAGGAAGGAAACTTCACCATATGCACTCAGTGCATCGGAGATGGGGAAACCCAGACCTGCCTTACCAGAGAACTCAGTCTCAGACTCTTCACCATCAACAGCCACGATCGCAGGACCAGCCTGGACGTAGTATGAAGCAGCACCAACTTCTCCCTCGTAACCTACGTGGATGTCGGTCGTTGCTCCGGTGTAATCATCGCCCGTCCATCCTGCGTTCGTTTCCACGTTAACGTAGGGACCTGCAAGGGCAGGTGCTGCCATCAGGGGAGCAGCGGCAGCAAGTGCGATTGCGGATTTGATCATTTGTTTAATACCTCTTTGTGTAGTGTTTAGAAATGTCACAACTGTCACATGTGACACTTTATTTATCCTAAAGGATCTTTAGGTTTTTGTCAAGATGTGGGGGTTTCCCCACTAGGTTGTTCAGCAGAACGCTCAACTGTTCTGCCTAGATACGGATTATAGTCCATCAGGTCATCAATTGTAAAGCTTGCACCAGAGGTTTCCCAGAAGTTCATGATTGCTTGATGGTTACCTTTGTGGAAGGTATCAATGTGATCTGGATGAATACTAGAACCCAGTTCAATCTTATACAGAAGGAACGGAATGGAGTATGAGTTTCCTGAGTTATACAGCAAATCGTCTGCCACGGGGCGAGGACGAACTCCGTTATCCAGTTTATACTTATCCTCTCTACAATGCAAGCGAATCATCTTCTCTGCATGATGTCTTGTAATAACATAACAAGCAGTAGAGAACTCATTCACAAACCTCTTGTGAATTTTTACATGCACATCCCCAGTGCAAATGATAGCAAGCTGAACCAAGTCCCAGTCATAAGGAAACCTTGACACTGCATCTTGCCAGGTAAAGTTCCAATACCGAACTGTATCCAAGTTACAGTCATCTTCCATGATGATTGCATAAGGACTATCAGAAGTTTCATACCAGTGCTTAATTGCCTTAAGGTGAGAGGTTACACAACCCACCTCACCAGAAGTCATATGCTCAGGATATCTTCCTTTTAGAATATCACCCAAGTCATCTTCTCTACCATCGTATGCAGAAACACGATGATAGTCTGTCAGTTCCCAGTATTCAAACTGTTGTTTCATATAATCCCAACGCTCTGGTTGCCCATCCAGATTGATACAGTAGATAGGACCAAAGTTCTGAAGTTTATATGCTGACTTGTTTCTGTCTAACGATTCCTTAAGAGTAACCATTGATAACTTTTTCTATATTGGGCAAATAGTATTCTGTTAGTATTCTACACCATTCAAACTGTTTAGCATAGTCAAGTATTTCTTCACGATGATCTACAGAATACTTTCTGTTTTCAACGATCTTCTCTTCGACGTATGCAATATCGTTTATCTTCTCTTCTGGAATGACGGTGATGAACTTCTTATCTAGGTCAAGATTAGCAGTTCCCCATTCACTGACAACAACACCAAGTCCAGCAGCAAATGCTTCCATACAGACTAAAGGATGTGCTTCACCATCTGACAGCAATACAAGGTTTCCATACTCTGTCAGGTGGTCAAACAAGACATTCTTCTGCCATTCTCCAAGATAGTTCTTGGACTGGTCAAACCTTTGTTCTGCAATGTTACCTGCATACCAAAGAGAGTCAATATCTTGGAATAGGTATTGTCTCTTCCTGTGGTCAACCTTTGCCAGATAGATTGACCTGTCTGGAAACTCAGGTCTCATGGTAGATCTAAAGTTCTCCATCTTCACACCATTAGGGTTTAGATAAAGTCTATCTCTAGGAATACCTGCAAGAACATCATAGACATCATTGATACCGTCAGAGAGTCCAAATACATTTGGTTTGATACGTATGAAATGATCAAACACTCTGGGTTTATAGTCACCCATCAGTTCTGGACGTTCAATATATGCAAAGTGTGTAGTGACTGCACAGGGATATTGAATGTATTCGTACAAAGGCACCCAGTCATCGTAGTTGATATGCACGAAGTCTGGGCGGAACTCATTTATCATTTGAATGATCTGACGTGGGTCAGGTACATTTACAATTTGTACTTCATGACCCAACTTATCTAGAGACAACTTCATGTCCCATATCAAAGACTCAACAGCACCCCATCCTTTTGGTGGGATAGGAAGTGCTGGTCCAATAATACTAATTCGCATTTGCTTCTAACTTCTCAATGTTTTGTGCATAGAGTTTCACAAGACTTTCCCAAGAGAAGTTGTCAATAGCATACTCACGAATCTCATCACGCATACCAACAGATACTTCACGGTTCTCTTTGATCTTCTCCTCAACGTATGCGATGTCCGTCAGTTTGTCATCAGGGATGACTGTAACGAACGGGAGACCCTCTGGAAGGTCATGTGCTGCATACTTGGAGATAACCACACCAAGACCGTTTACAAGCGCCTCCTTGACCACCAGAGGCGTTCCATTCTCGCCATCTGACAGAAGCACCAGACTACCATAGTCAGTGAAGTGCTCACGCTTATGGGCATCAGTCCATTCACCAAGATAGTTCTTAGACTGGTCAAATGGAGTTGCACCAGTATCCTGTCCAACATAGTCAATAGACTCAATGCCTTGATAGATCCACTGCTTCTTACGATGATAGATCTGTCCAAGATACAAGGAACGGTCTGGCAGAACTGCTTCACTACGATAAGTGAAACGTTTATGGTTTGCACCATTCTCTGACAACAGCAGTCTACTCTCATCAGCACCTGCATTCTTGAAGGTATGATAGTCCTTCTTAGAGATACAGAAGATATAATAGCGTTTGTTGTTGATGATCCAGTCAAAGGTACGATCATACCCATCACGACGATGCATATGGGGTTGATCAATATATGGATAGTGACTGCTCATCGCCAGTTTGGGGATGTTAGTTTCAGCAGCAACTCTATCCATAAGAGGATGAAACACATCATAGTGGAGATGAGCAAACTCAAACTCATCTTCATTCAACATCTGAATGATTTCATCCCAGTCTTGTGTGTTAGTGATAGTTCCTTCATGCCCAAGTTCATCAAGTTCTAGAGCATAGTCCCAGATAAGACTTTCAACAGCACCCCAACCATCAGGGGGGATAGGCATAATGCCTGGTCCAATCATTGCGAGTTTCATCAGTAAAGTTCCTTATATGCGTGTACAAGTGCGAAGTCAGTTTCGCGGAAGTTAGGAGTCTTCCAAACTTCAGTCAGGTTAGTGTTGATAGAATAGTCTTTGCCAAGAACAAAATATGCAATCTGCATATAAAGATCCAACCACCCAAAACGATAGTCAAGGAACTTTAGAATGTAGTCAAAATCAAAGTCAATGAAGTCATAGATTTTGTGATAGTTATCAAGGAAAGTATCAATATTGTAGATGCTTCCACCACCAGCACCATACCAGTCAACATTAGGTGTTGCACCATACTTTGTCTTCAGGTATTGAAGAAGTTGTGGAGTAATTTTATTACCAGGAACATCAAAACCAGCACACTCCCAGTTAGGATCAACCTTAACAGGACGCTGTGTCAGAACATCATCCTCCATCATGATCATATGTGTGCCACCATTCTTTTTCACAAAACGTGCTGCTTCACGGAACATATGAATCCAATGAAGACTTTCGTCTTTGGTGAACCCATAGATGCCAGACTCATGACCAGAGTTTCTACGACCAATCCTCATGTAGGAATGAACATAGTTTACATTATATTTTTCACAGAGGTCAGAATAGTCAACCCCGCCATCACAACAGATGGTGTATGGTGCGTCTGGATGAAACTTCCTAAACTCTTGGAGAATAAACTCAGTTGCCTTTTTGTTTTCATAAACTGTATGAAAACATCCGAATTTTGCAGTCATGCTTCTTTCAAATAGTGTGGATGAATGTCGTCACGGTACAACCAGAACCAATGAGGTTCTCCTGGTGGAGTAGGTTGAACGTCAGGAACTAAGTCCTTAAAGTCGTAGCTAAATGGAGGGTTATAGAAACTGAATACAGATGGGTCTTTCATGCCCACCCACTTCTCAAAGTTCATCCTTTCAATAGGACCAAAGTCTGCATCCTCTCTAACGAAAGCATCTTTAGTCGGATGTTGAAGTGTTGCAATATAGTCTGCTCTTGCCCACCAGAAGTTACCACTCATATGTGGCCAAGGGTCTAGACAATAGTTGACACCCGTTACTTGATAGGTATCAAGTCGCTCAAGGTTCTCTTTCCATTTATCAATACAACCCCATTCCATGAGGTGTCGCCAACTATTTATTGCCCGTACCTTACGGTCAGAATACTGGTCTCTCACCCCACACATGTGACTGATTCCCTTTGTATGGAAATACATCACCTTGGTGGCACGTTCATTCAAGCAGTCTTCATAGACATGCTTGAGAGTGAACCCTTCGTATTCATCATCACTATCTCTATAGTCTAGGATATTGATCCAGTCGTATAGAGAAACATACTCTTTGATCCTAGATGCTTGCGGACCATTGATAGCACATTTTACTGTTGCAACTTCTGGAAGTCCAGAACGATACAGTCTTTTGATCTGCTCATCAACCATGATCTTCCACAGGTCTGTATCTGCAGGAGACCAGATATGATAATAAACATTTGTTCTCATAATTTTACCACTGGTTATTGTCTAGTGCTTTATTATCTTTTGCAAGGTGCATCATCTTATTCTCAAAGGTGCAGTAACTTGCAAACATTTCTGGATATGCAAAACTGGGAGGAACTGTGTGGGTTTCTGCTTTATGAGTTGCAAACCACTTATTCATGTAACTCTCCTCAAAGTATCTTGCTGATACGTTTCTACTCAAGTCATCCTTTGTCCATTCATCTATTTGTCTCATCATATCAAAGATGTATGGAACTTTGCCACCCCACAAACATCCTTGATAATAAACTGACATATCCATAATACTATTATCAATACGTGCATTTGATGCTGGGTTTACATCAAAAGAACCTGGGTATTCATTGTGTGGAGGAAAGTCAAGATACTGACAGGGATGTTGAACACCAAAATATTTTTTACTGTCATCAAAAAACTCTCCATATTCAACAAGTTGTTGAACATAGAGATCAGCATCAACTGTCACCAACCAGTCACAGTCTGAAACTTTATCTTCAAGTTTCAGCATCTCTTCAAAGGTTTTGTGATATGTCGTAGGAAAACCATAGTGTGGTATTTCCATCTTTGTAATGTTATCTGGAGATCCTTCAAGGTCTCCATCAGTAAAAACAAAGTATTGTTTTCCCGCACGGGGTACAAAATACTTCTCAAGTCTTTCGTACCATTCTGGAAGGAACTCAATATACTTTTGAGTTCCCCAAAATGCAATAGCAAGTTTCATTTTAGATAATGTTTTGGTTCCCAGTCAAAGGTTTCTTTCACCTTACTATTATCAATATTCAGATATGACTTTTCTGCTTTTTGATTTAGTTTTAGGTTTAGAGTACCACGCATTGACACTCTATCTATTATATCATAGATGGTGATGTTCTGAGAACCAACTAAGAATGTTTGATGCTTCAAAGAGTGTGGACTTCGTATTGTTTTCTGTATTAAACTTATGACATCATCTACATGAATGATATCCACAACAGTCTTGAGGTTTGCATATATCTCTACAACTTCATCAGTATCAAGGAGTGTGAGCAACTTATCTACAAGACCATTGATTCTTTTCTTGTCAACAACACCGCCCCAAATATTGGTCACTCTAAAAATAGTTGTGTTGCAGTTTAGTTCATTTAGAATATTCTCAACACGGAGTTTGCATTTTCCATAGAGTGAGTGTGGGGTTGGAATATCATTCTCTGTATCTCTATGCAAGTCACCTGCTGTTGATAGGAATATGATGTGACCATTAGGGTTCTTCTTTTGATATAGTTCAAATAGTTTTCTGCTATTTTCTACATCCATTTCAATAGCCTTATCTTTTGATCTAGTCGTAGAAGACCATCCAAGGTGAATGAGATAAGACTCTTTATGAGATTCAAACACATCAGGAACCTCATCTCTGTAAGAAATCTTGGTGACTTTCATATCGCCAAGACATACAGATAACCTACTCCCTACAAGTCCATTTGCACCAGTAAGGTATATCATTTGATAATAGTCCAGTCTTCTGGAATTATATCAGACGTATCAAGATGTGAGTTATTGGGACCAAACCAGATACTGGGATCAGGAGAACAAACAGTTTTGTTCATACTCTTGGACAACCAAGCACCCCACCAAGAGAATGAAGAGTTAGCAATAATAAAATCAGAACAGAGACTCATCAAACACAGATCAGTGTAACTATCGTTACCCTCTGCTACAAGGAACCTGTCATCTTCAAATAGATCCTGCTCTTTGCACCACTCAGAGTCATCAGAGAAAATGATAACATTTCTATCTTTATCAAACACATTCAAGGACTTTTCATAATAGTCAAGACCAAGGTTAGTGTGGTTACCAGCATTCTTCAAGAAGTCACCACGACGAATATGAAGAGCAATGGGTCTATCCATCTCACTCATATTGTGCTTACACAAGAAAGAGATCTCTTTCTTAAATGTGAAGTCTTCTTTGATTTCATCTTCAATATGCTTGAAGTATTTTTCTGTCTGGAAGTATCCCTGAAGACTTGTCCAGTCTGGACAGTTGTTAAACAGTTCCTCATTGAAAGCAAAACCATCCTCTTGTGATACAGGACGGTCTTGATCAATGTACTGAATGTTCAACTGAGTGACACTAGACATAACAAAAGGATCGAATAGTTCGATCCTAAGTCTATTTCCAAGACTATCAACTACAACTTCATCATTGTAGGGAAGACAAAAGTTGAAACCACGGTTGTTTGCAATACCACGGAGAGCAGCATACTGGAACATCTGGTTTCCCAGTTGTCCCATCTTACCAAGATAATTAAGTCCTATCATTCCTATACCATTCAATAGTTTTTTCTAAACCCTGCTCCAGTGTGTGCTTTGGTTTCCAGTTTAGTTCCGAAGCAATTTTAGCATTGTCAATAGCATATCGCAAGTCATGTCCTGGACGGTCATCAACGTATTCAATAAGGTCTTCAGAACCACCAAGCATATCAATCAGTTTGTGTACTAAGTCAATATTCTTGACTTCACATTCTCCACCAATATTATACTTCTCTCCCATCTCTCCGTGCTTGTATACTTCATAGATGGCTTCACAATGGTCTTCAACATAGATCCAGTCACGGATATTTTCTCCAAGACCATACACTGGTATTTTTCTATTGTTGATGATGTTGTCTATGGTTTTAGGAATCAACTTCTCTTTGTTCTGCCTCGGACCATAGTTATTAGAGCAGTTTGTAATCTTAACTGGTAGGTCAAAGGTATTCTTGTATGCCATCACGAAATGGTCACTTGATGCCTTTGATGCTGAATATGGATTTTGTGGATCGTATGCAGTTTTCTCAGTGAATGGAGTATCAAATTCTCCAAGAGCACCATAAACTTCATCTGTGGAGATATGGTGAAAGACACTCACTGGTTCATCAACAGAACATCTCAGTAAGTTAGTTGTCCCAATAATGTTGGTTGCTAAGAATGGTGTCACATCTTTGATAGAATTATCTACGTGACTTTCTGCAGCAAAATGAAATACTGCTGATGGTTTGTATTGTTTGAAAAGTCTTCTGACTTCTTCATAGTCAGAAAGGTCAACCCTTTCGTGAGTGATATTGCCTTTCTCTTCACCAGTATTATTTCTATTGAAACGCAGTGGATATAGGTTAACTATATCCGCCGCATAAGTCATCTTATCAATGACAACTATATCTTCATCAATTTTATCTTTAATGAAGTGAACAAAGTTGCTTCCAATGAAACCAGCACCACCTGTTACAAATATCATGCGTCTTTAATTTTTTCAACAATCTTCAACAGACCTTTGCATCTGTTGATATATGTATGGTCTCTCTTGACCACCTCCATTTGATGCAAGATGAGTTCTTTGTTATCTTTATTTGCCATCCCAAGTTCAAACATTTCTTGTGCATCTTCAGAAACAAGAAGACTGTCGTCGATGAAGTCTTGAAGATATGGAGCATCGGACACTGTAAGACAACCATAACTGATCGCTTTCATGACCCTACAAGGAACATACCAGTTGTCTTTCTGTTCTTGGGGACGGAAGTCGGGAACAAAGATAGACCTTTGCATCAGTTCGATGTTCTTAAGTTCTTCAGTCTTTCCTTTCTGAGGGTCATAATGGTTGAACTCGATGCCATTGTTCTTGACAATTTCAATGAAGTCTTGATGCAATGGTGGAGCATTTGGACGAGGACAATGAACCGTTCCAACAAAGTTATACTCATTGAACCTCTGCTTATTGACATCATCCAAGTCAATCTCATCTGGCAGAATGTTTGTTGCCCATGCAAGATGAATGACGTTGTATGACTCAGGTGCTTGAGTGTCAAGCATCACACCCTTTTCAATTTCTACATAACGGTCATCCTCTTTGAATACTTGCTTGTATTCAGCAACCCTAAAGTTAACGAGACCTCTTACATTGCCTTCGTACTTGTTATCTTTGAACTCATCATAGGAGAAGTAGATACCATCCTCTCTCACAGGACAGTTACGGTCTGTAAGACCTTGGTTGTCTACAATGAATACACAGTCACTATAGTCAAAACTATCGGGACTTGGATGACTCTGATCACTGAACCAATAGACATCTTGTCCAAGGTCTGCAAATGCCCTCTCAAGTGCCCAGTAAATATACGAATGGGTATTCTGTCCATGCAAAGGACCCCAAAGAATAATTTTATTTTTCATCAGTCTCCTTTTGTTATTCTGTAACTGTCTTGTTCAAAGTGTTGTGTAGAGAACTCATATAGTTCAGTATCTTCTAGTGCAATCATTTGATGTCTCAAACCTTTAGGAAGATGAAAGTTGTCACCTACATTTAAGATCTTGACTTCTGCACTTTCAAAGTCATCATCATATCCATAATGAAGTTCTATTTTCCCACTATGAATATAAAAAGTTTCATCCTTCAGTTTATGGTAGTGCCAGGAACATCTTTTTCCCTTCACAAAATACAAAAGTTTGCCACAGTATTTGTCACTGTTAGCAATCCATTTTTCAAAACCCCATCCTTTGGGATGAAACTCCACTGCATCCATTAGTAATGTACCTGAAAATCTACTGGACTTCTCCTGATTTTGTTATTAGCAATATGATGCTTCAATAAAAGTTCATTGCACCAATACCCATCAACTTCACTTGACTGTCTAATGAGTTGACCAATATGGTTGTAAACTCCACAAAATACATTCATAGTATTGGTAGTTCCCATACCAAACCAGTCACTGATCATATCATCAGGTTGGTTTAAATCTTGATACACCAATACATCATCATCCAGTTTAACATCTTTCAAGTCTAATACAACATGGGGAGAATAGTCAATTCTATTTCTAATAACTATGTCGTATTCTATTCCAGTTTCTGCAGAGTATTGTTCCTTAAGTTGATTTGCCATCATCATACTGTAGAACATACTATGGGTAGTGTCACTGATATATTCTTTTGCTACATCTAGTCCACCCTGAACCTCTAGTGCCCAAGTCCAAGCGTTTGTAAAACACTTATCAGGAAACCCATAGTCTCTTTTCCACTTCTTTGGTTTCTCAACCAAGATCTTTTTGGGTTGATAATAGCGTTGCAACTTTTCAATTGCCAAAGAGTCTAATGTGTGAGACTCTCTACCAGGAATAACAGAGTTTGTACTCAAGTTCTCTGGGTCAAACCAAGTATGGACGAATACATCAACATCATTATTCTGTAAGATTGCTTGGTTTATTTTATTAAACCCAACATCAACAACTCTAGGTTGACCAGATAAACATAATGCTACTTTCATAACTCCATTCTATTAACAAAAACAACGTCATTCAGATCAGTTTTTCCATCTCTATAATGATGGCATACATTGAAACCAATAGAATCAAAATACTCTATGCATTGATCCATATTATATTCCCCATCAAAACGGGCAACAGACGATGGACACTCAATAGCAATATACTTAACTCTATTTGTTACTTCTTTCGTCAATGACTTCACTATATCTATATCCTTTCCTTCAGCGTCAATTTTGATAAAGTGAATTAGTTCTTCAGGTATCTGATCTTTGATAATAGTATCCAAGTTCATTACCTTAACTTTTTTAGTATCCCATTCTTTTCCACTACAAAGAGTTCCGCCTTGGTCATCTTTTGGGTTTACAAAAAATTCTACTTCATATTCTTCTTCAATGTTATCAACACATGCATGATAAAACTTAGTGTATTCTCCACCGTGTCCATCATGAACAGGATCGATACCAATAGAAAAGATTCTGTCCAGTGCAACTACTTTTCTAAGTTCGACTAGAAAAGCTGCCCTGGCAGAACCAACATCCACCACATTAATAGTTTGTTTCTTATATTGCTTCAGTTGTTTTATAACTGGAGCTATTGTTGAAGTCATCGCATTTGTCCTACGTAGTCGCTACAAATGCCATAACAGTTAAATGCTTTCATGTCTCCTAGTTCTGTTTGAAACGTTGGAAACACTTTCATGCTCTCTGGCATTACTATAATAGATTTAGGTGAGTATGGTTGACCTGGATATGTCCAGATAAACTTCTTACTCGTCAATGTAAACTTATCAGTATCGTGCCAGAAGAAGTTATATCCACCAGTGTTGCAAAACTTGTCAAGAGCATCAAGGTTCTTGCAGTGTATCCACAAGTGTTCCATGTGTTTTGCTAACCAATACCAAGAGACTAAGTGTTGTGGTTTGTCATGCCCAAGATAAAACTTCTCTGCTTGAGGAAGATACCAGATATCAATCTCTGCATCAAAACCATCAGCAATAGCTTCTTCAATATAGTCTAACTGGTTTTCTCTTTCAAAGTTGGGTCCGTTAGTGTTGCCGCGATGTGCAATAAATTTCATACCAAATACTTGTCAGAGGGAATAGATGGCCATCTTACTATAATCAACTCAGAGTCTGCAAGAAACTCAACGTCAGAAACTTCATTAGGTTCGTATATCCACATATCACCTGCTTTCAGGTTTTTGCCAGAAACCATAAGTTCTCCAGACACAATATAGTTTAACTCATTAGTAACCTTATGAGTGTGTGGATAAGTTTCACAACCTTTCTTGTGTTTGTGATGTGCTACTTCAAAGAATGGGTTTTTAAAAATAGATGGTTCAAAGTCTCCTACGAACCATCCTGCTTTGAAGTCTGCAATATTTGCTTGTTTCACTTCTCCAACTCCTGAATACGAATCTGGTGGCGACCACCATCAAAGGTATGGTTTGCACAGAGGTAGAGATACTTATCTAGTGTTTCATAGTCAAGTCCCCTAGAAGGAATAGCAAAAAAGTTTGCACAGTTGTGGCGTATTGCCATCTGCATTGAGAATGTATCATAGATCAATGCAGAACGAATACCTTTATACTTGTTAGCACAGATGTTTACTCCCTGACCTGTGCGACAGAACCCAAACCCATAGTCACAGTCTCGTTCGTTAATAGACTTGACTGCTTGAGAAATATAGTCTCTATAGTCACAGTCCTTGTTCAGGATAGTTCCAAAGTCAATATACTCATATCCATTTTCCTCCAACACTTTCTTAAAGGTTTCTTTTGCTTCAAACCCAGAATGGTCAGAACAAACAGCAATGGGTTTATCACCCAGGCGACGGGTAACATTATCTTTGTAGAAGTGGAACTCATCAGGTGTTCCAAAGACGTGCATCTTGTCCACATCTTCAGTACGGATCTTTTTGCCATCTTCAATGAGAAGATTATACAGAGGTGAAATATAGAACTCATTATTAGTTCTCAAGTCACGTTTAATCATCTCTCTAGCATACTTGCAGAAGTCAGAACCTTTCTTGAAACCATAGATGCCCACACAAGCATCACTACTGATTGCTTTCTTTTCAGCAGTCTGCGTCACAAAACCATTCTTATCTACCTTTGCATAACTGTAGTTTGAAGAGTTTGACTTGAAGGTGAGGAGGAGTCCATCACCATTCAGGTTGTTCATAATGTGAGGATCAAAAACGGGTCTAAACTCAATATCCAGAGTATGAATAATAAGAGGAGCGTCATTATCAATATACTCTTCAGCGTAGAGACAACTGCAGACAGATCCATCGGTAAGTTTATCAAGAACAACTACTTTGATATCATCCCCAAACTTCTTCCGCAGGAGGTCATCCATGTGAAAGTTATAGACAGTCTCATCACGAACTACAAAAATAAGATTACATCCCTCATAGTCTAGACAGTCTAGAGAGATATCAATCAAATGTTTATCTTTAATATTAATCAATTGCTTGGGAACCTTGAACCCTTCCTTGATAAAACGGCTCCCAAGTCCTGCCATAGGGACAAGAATATTTGGTTTCATATTGAATTCCTAATAATTTCAGTAGTCTTTAAATGAGCAAATTCAATCCAGTCTCGGATATCTCCTTCATTCTCTAATAATTTATGTAAGAAACAAGAGGCGAATGTATCACCTGCTCCTAAGACATTCACATCCTTTAGCATTAGTTCCTCTGGCAACTTATAGAAAAACTCTTGGTCACCATTAGAGACAATACTACCAGAAGAACTGTGAAGAATGACCCATCCCTTCGTGGCATTTGTATACTCTACTAAGTCGCCATCGATGTCTTCATCCGAAATAAAGAGATAGTCAACATAACTCAAGAGGTCTTTGTTGACAGTCTTACCAGGACAGATATCAGCGGTGATAATACCATCCAGTGCAGGAATAAAGTCATGACGAGTCATCTCATTTAGATATATGAGATGATGAATAGTTGAGTCAATAATCTTTGCTTGATGCTGAACAAGACTCAGGTTTACCTTTGAATATCTCTGAGCAGCAGGTTTATCGATGTAGATAAGTGCTTGCCCAACATCGATAGGAGACAAACCAATGTCTAGTGTAGGGTCAACTTCAAGAAGTGCTTTCCATACATTTGCCATTGACCCCAAACTTTTACGTTCCTTTATCCCATCTAGGATAGTGTCAATAGTCAAATGACCATAAAGAGCAATGTCTTTCATTAAAACTTTTCCTTCAAATCAAGTTCGTAAATTTTTTCCATAACCTCATCATATGGAACAAAAGGAATCAAACCGTTCAGTTCAAGAGTGTCAAACAAATGCATTATAACATTTTTTCCAGCCTCTGCAGATAGAACTTTTGATATTTCTCTTACAGACCTAGGAGTATCTCTTGGACAGTATACATGCTTGACTCGTTTCATAACACCCATATCAAACAGGTCATCACCAACATAAGCAGTTTCCTTAGCATCACATTGATACTCTTTCAAGATATCATCAAGAAAGTTCTTCTTATCTTTGTGGAAACCATCTCCCCTATTAACAACATAAGGAAGATTTCTGTTCTCTAGAATAGTAGCATTGAATGGGTCACCAGTCAAAAATACAACAGGAATACCAATAGCACGGAAACGTTTGATAGCGGTCCAGTCCTTATCACAGAAGTTTTTCATCACGACGTTTCCGTCACGATCATAATACTTCCTACCATCAGTCATCACACCATCAACATCAAGAATGATAAGTTTGATCATACTTTAAAGGTCTCCTTAATTTCCCGAATGAGTTCTGCGTTATTGGATGCAACACCAAGTCCAAAAGAGTTTTTAAAGTTTACTTTCGGCACTTCAAGTTGAGAGAAGAATAGTCCAGCACCATCAGGGTTAGATACGGTATCATGGAAGAGAATAACTCCATCCTCCTTCACCAAAGGTGCCCAGGTGTCACAGTCATGCTTACAGTTGTCATAGTCATGAAGACCATCAATATGGAGGATATCAATCTCTTTATCCCAGGTCTCTGCAACATCATCAAAATATCCTTTGATGATCTCAAGGTTATCAAGACCAAGTTTCTCTTTGACTGACATCACAAAGTTATAGTCATCATCTTCCCTAGGACCATGTTTTGATACATCAAAACAGTCAATACCATATACAGGGTTATCTTGAACCATTGCCATATAGAAAGAAGAGTAACCGTAGTCAACTCCAAGTTCAACAGTGACTTCTGGTTTGACACGTTCAATCAACCACTTAATAAAGTTCCTATGACTTGTAGGTGGATAGTTCCATCCAGATGGAATGGCACCAAAGATTTCTTCTACATCAGTATCAGGCAACCCCAAAACATATTCTTTGAAGTTGTCTTTCTTATCAGTTACCCAAGAAAAGTTTTCAAGCATTAATCTGTTCCTCAATCCAGTTATAAGTTTTAGAGATGCCCTCTTCAAGGGTCATTGTGTAATCCCATTCAAGTTTTTCACGAACGAGATCATTATTAGAGTTACGACCACGAACACCAAGTGGTCCATCAATATGAATTCTATGTACAGTCTTTCCAGATACTTTTGATACTGTATCAACAAGTTCGTTGATAGTAACCATTTCCTCAGAACCAATATTCACTGGACCTGTAAAGTCACTATCCATCAACCTTCTAGTTGCTTCAATGCATTCGTCAATGAACAGGAAGGAGCGAGTCTGTAAGCCATCTCCCCACACCTCGATTGCTCCACCCGTCTCAGGAAGATAGGCGACTTTACGGCAGATTGCAGCTGGTGCCTTCTCTCTTCCACCGTTCCAGGTCCCCTCAGGACCAAAGATATTGTGGTAGCGAGCAATCCTAACAGGAATACCGTGGTTACGATTGTAGGCAAGGAAGAGACGCTCACTGAAAAGTTTCTCCCATCCATACTCAGAGTCGGGGTTTGCTGGATATGCTGAATCTTCACGGCAGTCAGGGTTATCAGGGTCAAGTTGGTTATGCTCTGGATACATGCAAGCAGATCCAGAGTAAAAGATCTTGGTCTTATTAACTTCTTTTGCTTGGTTTAGTTTACGCTGCTCTTCAAGAACATTTAGGTTAATAGACACAGAGTTATGCATGATGTCTGCATCGTTCTCACCAGTGAATACGAAACCAGCACCGCCCATGTCAGCAGCAAACTGATAGATCTCATCAAATGGTTCTACAAACTTCTCAGCAATCTGTGCATAGTAATTTCCATTGGGACCAGCGTATCTAATACATCTACGAACAGTGTCAGCATGACGCAAGTCACCAATAATAAATTCGTTTGCTTCAGACTTTGAAAATTCACTACGGTTTAGGTCAACACCACGAACCCAGTAACCTTCAGAACGTAGGCGTTTCACCATATGACTTCCAATAAATCCACCAGCACCTAACACCAGTGCTGTTTTCTTATATTCGGACATAAATTTAATAATTGCCTAGTATATAGGATACAAAAAAAGACCCTTGATGTCAAGGGTCTCTGTAAGGTCTTTCATGCACGCCACTTGCTCTTTCACCTGAAGCAAGAAACAGGGCGGGAGTTTCCTCCATCCGCACCACTTGCTCTTTGGAGAAGCAAGAAACTCAGAATGACATTTTTCTGCTTAACCTTGCAATAAGATCATCAACCTTTGCTTCTAATGCAGCAAGACGATCTCCATCAACTTCTCCACCACCAGAACATTTTTCATGTGCTAGAGATTCAAGTTTCTGCAGTCTTCCTTCTACTTCAACATCATACTTCGACATTGCCGCTCCAGATGCCGACTTTGCTGCGGTTCCTTTCGTTGCCATTTTACTAAAGAATTTACTCTTGTATTATTTAGTTTTAGAGGGTCTAATGACTCCACCACTTAGTTTTACGAACTAAGAAACGCAGGGGTCTTGATGACCATCCCGACCAGGGCTAGTTTCTAGACGATACCGAGTCTTTGATATAACAAGGTACACCTTCAGGGTCTAACCATTTGGTGTACTCAAAGTCATCAATAGCAGTCAGAAGTTGCATCTGGTTATCAAGGAGATACATGTCACTGTACCTCTTAGTGTAATGATGCGCCTTCTGAATGCGATAGTCTGGCATACCGTTTTCTAGTGTGCCAGACTCAACATAACGATAGGGGAAACGTTCAAGAAGAACTTTCATCAACCAACCTCAACAGTTTCAAGATCATTATAAAGGTACTCCATCAGAATTTCATAATCATCAAGAGGATCACCAGAGAACACTACACCAGCATTTTCGTAATAGCGACGAACCTTTTTGAAAAGTTTCGGATTCTTTACATCAAGGAAAAGATCGCCATTTGCTGCACCACGAAGGGTTTGAATGTCTTTCTTGAATTTGTCTGTAAGAGTCATTGTCTTGTGTGTTGACCTTAGTATTATAAGGGTTTGACGGAAAACCGTCAAGTGCAGGTTGTGAGGATCGAACTCACCTTAGGCAAATTATGAGTTTGCTGCATTCACCAGATTGCTAAAC